CTGTGACTGTATTTTTACCGTCAGCAAACTCAAATGCAGTTAGTTTATGATGTGAATAGTTTGGTTGATATACTGATGTGGTATAGTCCTTGTAGATTCTATCAGCAGGGTCACCATCAAATATAGTTACTTCTCTAAAGTAGCAACCACCAGTTACACGGAAGATTGCACTAGAATATATGTTAGCATTAGCAGGGTCTGGTACAAACTTAGGTCTTACCTTAGTCTTTCTAAGATCCATACCCACGATGGATGTACCACGAGGTAGTATGACACCACCATGTATAGAGTTGAACTGGTATAGTACGTTGTTAGCGTTCTGTACGTCAAACTCTGTACCAATGGAGAACTCATTTATTGCTTGGTTAGATCCATTGATATCAGTAACTGCACCAGCAGTATTGATTTGATATCCTGGTCTATTATCAATATAATGAATACCTGGTGCTACTACAATAGTAGTCTTATCAAACTTATCGTTATCTTTACCTAACTGATAAGAAAATCTAGCAGATTCTAGTAGTGCCCTCTGTATTGTTTTGAAGGGTCTAGTTCTAGAATTACCTGTGTTACTTATATCATCAGTCGCATCTAATTCCTCAGGATTAACGTATAGAACATTACCCTGTATATTTTTTAGAAAATTTTCAAGTCTACTTAACGGCATTACCTATAAATCCTGACACCAATTCCTCAACCTATTTAGCAGCCATCGTCATTGTATTTTGTATGCAATAGTAAAAACTCTAATTCCTCTTGATCTAAGTCGTCGTCTTTCTTTTCTTTTTCCTTGGCTTTAGGTTTGGTCATCGCATTGTGAGTTTTTTGATAAGTGGTATCAAATCTCCTTCTACCTTTGATACTACATTATCTATAACATTTACATCTAGGTGCATAAATGGGGGTACTATACCCAATACTCTTAGGAGTCCATCAACAAACAAAGCGAGTGCAGTAAAACCTAGAATCATGCTTATAATAGTAGCATCTCGGTTATGTTTTGCCATTGATTCTTCATCAATACGACGTGCTTCTTCCAATGCAGCAAGAATTAAAGCATCAACCTCTGACTTTGTATAGTAAGAACTCTCCAACTTGATGTTTATCACATCAGTCGTCGGTAAGTTTTTGACAAATTTCTTTATCATTGTACTTTAGTATTACCTTATGTATTTGACTTCTATCTCTTCGTCAATGTTTTTTGCGGTTTCTGTGATTTTCCACACATGCATGAAGTCATCTGCATTGTCGCATTCAATGTGCTTCACGCAACCATCTGAACCGAATATCCGGAACGATGCCCTAGGTATATTAATTTCTATCGCACTTACGTATTCGTCAGTAAACATGGTAGTAATTAGTATTTTACCTATTATAGCACTAAACCTTAGTATTGCAAATGATCATGTATGATCCCTTGATAGGTCCACTGGCAGCATTTTTTACAGTTGCTTTACGCCCATAGTGTATATTCTCAACGTATAGTTCTTGGAATGTACCATGTGGGGTAATCATTATAGTAAGACTGTCAAGGTTTATCTTATTATTCCATGCTTTAGGGAATTCTATAACCCCATCTGCTGGAATATCACCTTTTACTCTGACTGCACCCTGTGTGTTTGCATGATCTCCTCGATTTTTTGCCATTGGTTGTCCTTCCTCTTGAATGTAAATTTTACTTGAACCTGTTCTATACTTATGGTATAAGTCACCCCAAATCTTTAATTTGGATCCGTCACCCACCATTTACTATTCAAATGCTTGTGTATTACTATAGTTTCCATCCTCTGAACTTATTTCTTCACCATCATTTAGGTTAGCAATAAGGAAATACCAACCTTGAATTTGTCCTCCAGCAGCATTTCTAACGATTGCCTGTCTTCCATACTGTATAGACTCAACGTATAACTGCTGATAAGTTTTATATGGTGTTAGTATGATAGAGATAGTATTAGTCTTAATTTTATTTGCCCAAGCTTTTGGGAATTCTATAACACCATCAGAAGATAACCTTCCTTTTGCTCTCACAGCTAGGTTATAAGTTTTTGATGATGAATCCAAATTGACTGACATGTTATTCCTTTGAATATTTTGTGTTACTATTTATGACCTAGCGTACGTAGGGTTATCATAATTAGGATCAGGATAATCTTCCCAAGTATTTCCTTCATACTCTACCACAAGTGGGTTCACATCCTTCCTCTCACCATAAACATGGTAGAAACAATCAGTCACACCCTCAAGAGTTATCTTACTATCATCCCACTCTTTTACTATTATATCCTGTGCTCCTCCTACTGGTTGTGTCTGTATAGTGATAGTATCAATCACCACAAGATCCTTCCAGTAGTCTGGTAATGCAATCTCATTATCCTGAGTTCTACCTCTGAAGTATACACCGACTTCAGGTCCTTCAATACAAGCGTATCTTAGTCTATGACCCTCACCCTTGGTAGGATGAACCATATCAAAAGGTTTTGGTAGTTCGTCAGCAGTTTTGAATCTAGCAGCAAGTCTACCTTTATTACCACAATCTACAGCACCTGTGACATATACATCTCCATCAATATAGACTGCGTTTACTGCTTTCTCGCCATTTATCTCTACATCACCTTCTACTTGCAACGCTCTACCCTTGACGCCAGGTGAAAAACCTCCTAGATCAGTACCTATATTGAGTGTTCCTTTTGCAAAACCACCTTTATGTCTGCCTATGAACGCAGGTCCTGATGCAGCAAGAGTACCAGTAAATGGTTTGTCACCATCTAATGTATCTACTGATTGATCGACATGAGGTTCAGGACCTATGACAATCTTACCTGAGTGAATGTCTGGTATGTTCATTCTTGATATTTACTAATGAGTGCTTTGAGTGTAGGTGGTATTATCTTAGAGTTGTTCTCATGTACATGAACAAATCCTCCTTGAAGGATATGTGCAGCACCAGATTTTGCTATAAGATTTTGTGTTGCCTCCACTCGAACATTTACTTGTCCTTTTATTTTAGCAGTTTTCTTTGCTTCTGCAAAGAAGTCCTGCTGTGCTGTCAATTTTATATTACCGTCAACAGCGTCCCTTGCTGTCATGATAATCTTCTTGGCATTGACATTGAATTCACCGCCACATTCTATATTGAAGTCACCATCTACCTTTATATTCAGAGGTCCTGTGCCTGACTGAATAATATTAGAACCAGGATTCTCTGTCTCCTCTCCTAATTTGGATCGCAGTTCCCAACCACCATCATCAAAGAGTCTGAGTGTAGCATCTGAACCCGCTTTTATCTGTATGTCAGCTTTTCTGACTACATGGATATCTTCTTCACCAATTCTAATCTGTCCGTCTTCGGGATGATTTAAAATATACGGAGGAAACTTAGACATTATGAACCTCTAGGACAGTCAACAACTGTGAGTATTTGAGAAGCAGGTACGACTGGATCACTGTACTCAGTTACAGGAACGAAAGTAGTAATAGGTCTCACTACTGCACCATAACCGGTTTTGCTATTTATTTTGAGTTGTGGTAGATTTTGACCCAATGTACAACTTCCTGTTGCTCCTGTTATTCTACCATTTTCTATTGTAGGTGTAAACACACATCCTTCTGGTGTTGTTATAGTATCACCTGGCTCATAGTCGGTACCTGTACTTACTATATCAAGTTCTACTATTTGACCTATAACCTGCTCTCCGTCACTTCCGCCACCAAGATAACCGTCACCAGGATTTGTTATAACAACATTCTCCATGACACCATCTTTTATAATTGGTATAGCAGTAGCACCCATTCCATTTCTACAGTTATCAATGAAGGTCACATAAGGTACATCATTGAACCCTAAACCTAGTTTCTCCATCTTGACACCTACTATAGCACCAGTATTGTTGACAACTGCTTTTGCAAATGCACCAATACCACCTCCACCAAATATCTGTACACTAGGAGGATTACATGACTCAGGGTCATATGGATTACAAGGACCTGCTAACTGCTCCATCTCACTGATAGAACCATCGGAATCTCCAGTCAATCCAGGGAACATACCACCTACCAATCCATCTATACCAGAGTCTATCTTACCAAGAAGACTTGTCATTCCCACCATCTTCTGGAAGTCTAAAGCATCTTTACTCTCAGGTCCTTCGTTCAAGATCCAATCACTTATGTCTGGATCACAATCAGATCCCTCACACTGTAGTAAGTTGAGTAACTCTTGAATACCATCGAATGCCTTACCCATCATATCTGAGAAACTTGGAATAGAAATACCAGTTAGACCCCTCATCATAGTAAGAAAAGGTGCTATTCCTTTCTTTATCTTATCAAGAATGTTGGAGAATAGTCCTGAAAGAAATGACTCAGCAGCACATAACGGAAAGTTTAGTAGTTTACCAAGAAGAGATTTGATAAACTTAGATATAGTATCCTTCAAACCTTTCATCAAATTCTGCAATAGACAGTAGATACCATCCTTTGCTTCCTCTATACCTAGTTGCTTTGATAGAAAATTAGGATCTAAAAAGTCAATCTTATCTTCTATGGCTGCGTCAATCTCTTTGAATAACTCGGTTCTTGCTCTACTGATTACACCAGTTAGACTCCCTGCCATCTTCTGTGCTGCTCTATCAACCAGTTTGTCTACGTTTACGAGTGTATTCAATACAGGATCTATGTACCCATCCTTTACTTTCTCTAGTTTTTGTATCTTCTTCATCAAATTCTTCAATGCCTTTGATGCATCACCCATTTCAATTTTGGGTATAGTACACTCAGTTGCCTTTGTGAGTGTTATCTTTTCGTTGTTCTGTTGTTTACCAATAGTTTCTGCATCTTCTCCACCAGCATCTATAATCTCATCATTATTATCTGGTATACCACCTATCTTAGTACCGTTACTTGATAATTTAGTGGGTGTACCTAGTGCAAGCAAAGGATCTACTGAGATAGGTTGGAATCCAGAAGTTGAACTTGATATAACATCATCCCAAGTCTTTATGTTCTCAATGTTCTTATGTGCATATAATGAACCAATAACAATAGGTTGTTGTGCTTCTATTCCATCAAGAAAGAAACCCACTACAGTTTCTCCACCCTGTAGTGTGTTACTTACTCCATAATGGTTGTTACCAGAACCCATCGTGGCTGGCATTAGAAAATGTGCCCACGGTAATTCGTTATCCTCTATATCCTTAGTAGCAGGATGTTTTCCTAGGATTCTTAGTTTTGCTCTATAACCGTAGTCATTTGATTGCTTATGATCATCTTTTCTCCACCATTTGTCAACAACTACTTGTCCGACAAACCAGTAGAATCCATCATGCCCAAAATGACTACTCGTTATGGATTCTTGTTCAATCATTAGTCGTCATACACCAGACATTCAGGTTCATCAGGATGTAAGTCGCAGAATACTTCTAAGACATTAGGGTCGTGATGATCCCCTGCTTTGATCTCATCCTTGTGGTGCTCTGCATATTCTTCTAGATCATGCAACTCCTCTTCGGTATGATGACGCATTGGTTCAGATGTCTTAGGATCAGCAAGGATCTCTTTGTCTTTTGCAATGTGGTCTTCGATTGATTTCATTATTCCTCGTATGGGGTATAGGATTGTCTTACGAGTGTAAGACCTGTAAAATCTCCTTGTGGATTGCCAAACTCATGTGACAATTTCACAATGAGGTATTTACCAGAATTAGGTGTTTTTCCTCCACTCTCTTCGCCAGTATTTATGTCTGGAAAATCAAACTTCAAGATCATTCCAACCTCTAATTTGAGATTCATAGGAATTGTAACATCAACCAATTGTGAATACAATGATTGATATCTGGCAGCAGCATGTGATTGTCTCCAAGTCACTGCTTCGCTAAGTTTTTT